TTCTGCCTGAAATAGATGGGTAGTTAGGTTGAACAAGACCACTGTACAACATACTTTGTGTTTTACGGTCTAGTTTTACTCCATTTAACTCACCTCCTAATAAGGTATTATACACATTTTCTGTATAAGCTTGAGCTGCTTCAGCTTGTCTGTGTTTTTGAGCTTCTTGTTCAACAAGTTTCTGCTGAACAATTGATTCTTGCATTTTATCAAGCTTAGGTTTAAACTGTTCTGCTTTTTTATCAAGTCTTCCTAAATCTTTTAAATCTTCAATTTCAGCTTCAATTTCTTCTGGTGTTCCAAATCTTGTAGCATAAAAGTATTGTCTAGCAATTTCTTCTTGATCATTTTCATTTGAAGGATCTAATTCAAATACTTCTTCTACTTGAGCAAGTGTTTTAAACAAACCTTTAAGATCTTGACCACCATCTGCTACGTATTTAGCAGCAACTTGAAGTTCTCTAGGTAAAGCATTAAAGAACTCTTGAGGAACTTGTTGTTTTACTTTTGCTTCACGTTCTTGAAAGTTAGCTTCAAATAATTCACGAAAATCAGTAGCTGTATATTCTTCTAATGGTTTGTCATCATCAAAAGCCATAAGACTACCTTCTTCAATCATTTTAGTAGCTATTTCTAATAGCCCACTTTTATCAATTTTAGGTCTACCACCTTTAGCCTGATTAGTTTCCTCTTCTGTAATTAACTCATCTAGCTGTTGGATAACATCATCTACTGTATCAGTAGATGACGCAGTTTCAACATTTAGATCAGCAGTTTCTTCTTTACTAGAAGTTTTTGTGCCCGGGTTGTCAAGGAACGTGGTGTCTACAGTCTCTTTTTTAAAAAAAGACTTTGACTTTTCTTCTTCTGGTGTCATAATGCTATCAGCACCTACACCAAAAATTTCATCAATGTTTAAATCCAACTCCTCTACCGTTGTAGAGTCGTTAATGGTTTGGTTTTCTTTTGACATACTTGTTGGTTTTGTTTGTTTATACAATAATAATATAGGTATTTTTTAGATTATAAACTTATAAAATTTAAAATAAAAGGGTTTTTAAAAAAACAAAAATCCTATTATATAGCAAAGAGAAAATTATTATTCTTCTCCTTTATTTTTACTAGGTTTAAAATCATACTTATTTTTATTTTCCTTAGCAATTTGAAGTTGTTTTTCTGCAACTTCTCTTTGTGCTTGAAGCTTTTCTCTTTCTATTTGGAGTTTTTCAGTTTTAAGCATAGTGTCATTAGTCATCTTGTCCCTTTGTAAAGATGTACTTTCCTGGAATCTTTCTGATTCTTGCAATCTGTCCATATAATCTATATAATCAGACTGTTGATTCTCATCTTTATCTTGCAAAGCACCAAACCCTGCAGATCTAATTTCAGCAACAAGAATATCTTTTCTTCTATCTTTTTCTTTCTCAGCAGCAGCATGATCACGTTTAGCTTGTTCCTCAGCAGCTCTTGATTGTATATCTTGTTCTTGAAGTTTTTGTTGGTGTTCTTGTTCTTGTTGTTGTTGTTGTTGAACTTTTTCTTCAGCAGTTTTCATTACACTATTAAGCTCAGAAACAGATTGAGATTGGATAACTCTACCAAGATCGTAAATAGATGCTCCAGTAGTGTTATTAGAAATAGCCATTTGTTTTAATTGCTCAAGTACAAATCTATGATTAGCCGTAGTGCTACAGAAAATATTAAGATCTCTAAGTAACAAATCTACACCATTAATTTCAAAATTTACTTTATCTTCATTACTTGTTTGATATGTTAATCTTACAGATGGTTTTGAAGAATGATAATATTGTGCAAGATTGGTTCTCATTTCGTGAACCCTAGGCATCAAGTAATCAGAATGTTGAATAAAATACATTTCAGTCTGAGCATGTGAAGCGTTTACTGACTGTTGAATACCTGTAGCAGAATCCTGTTGTCCTATTTGTTGACCTAACCTCTGTGGTGTAATACCAATTACTTCGTATGCTTGTTGTTTAAAATAATTACCTAACTGTATTCTAGACATTAATCTATTAGATTGTTCCATGTCTAATTTCTGAAAATGCTGGAAATTAAGAGGATTTTCAGTATTGGTAATTGATGTATCTAAAGGAAGTATCTGAAAGTTCTTCATAGCAACATATGCTTTAGCATAATTACCTTTACCCCAATCTTCTCCAAGAGAATGTTTAGGTAATCCGTTTTGATCTAAAAGAATTACGGTACCTAGTTCATCTACTAATATATCTGCTATTTGGTTATTTACAAGATTGTAAGCAATTTGAAAAGGCTTCATTAAATCCACAAGAGCTGTAGACTTGGTGTTTCTATCAGAAAAGACAGCTCCTTCTATTGGCATTTTACAACCATATAAACTATTATCTCCTTTAAATTGAAACCTTAAAGGTCCTATTTCATTCTTATCTACTCCTAAATAGATTGGGGCAAATCCATCAGGATTATTCATGCCCCAGAAACTTGGTAAATTAGGACCTAGTTTTACACCTCCCCATACTTCGTTAATCCAAATCCAATCTATATGCTCACCAAATAATAAATTGTCTTTTGTTTTATTTTTCATTAACCTATTATCATAAATAGGTTTATCTATTATTTTATAATTTTCAGTAACAATTTCTTGAATAACTTCTCCAGTGTCATCTATTTTAGTTAAATGCCCCAGCTTTCTTTGAGATTTCCAATATACAACAGTTTCCCGCACTAAATACGCAGTTCCCTCATTATCAAAATCTTCACTGTTGTATAAAACTTGATTAATAGGATCTGCTCCACCTGCTACTCTTTGACCTACTGCAGAAGTATATTGTCTCATAGCTAGTGATGGCATATTAGTATTCCATTCATGAGAACGAGATGTGTCATAAAATGAACCATCATTCTGCATACCACCTATAGTATATCCAGCTGACCTGATAGGATAGACTGCTTCTAAGGCCTCCATTTGTTCCTCAGTCATCAAGTATCCATATTTATCAATAGCATCTGCTACAGTGATCATTTCTGTTTTACCCACCCAGTTAGCATCAGACATATATCTAGTTCCCGGAGCTTTATGATAAAAAGTAAGAATAGGATTCCATAACTCTATATCATAATCATCTTCCATCATTCTAAAATGAAAGAATTCTGAATCTGTAATAAGCATATCTCGGAAACCTCTTTCTTCCAATTCCTCAAATCTGAACCTTTCCACATCTACTCTGTGTTGATGTTCTGCCCATTGCTCATACATAGAACGGTAATCTTTCTTAAAGAAACTTTCTATTTCTGGTAATGACTTAAGATTATTAGGGTTTAATTGCTGTTGAGCTTCTTCTGACTCAGGGTTCATTCCTTGTTCCATCATAGCAGCAATAATCTTTGTTTGTGCTTCTGATAAAAGAACTTCTTCAACCATAGCTCTTTTTTGCTCAAGAACTTCATTGTACGAATACTCATCAACAGCTCTATAAGTTACTTTAGTATTTCTTTTAGCAAATTCCGAAGTAAGTACATTTATCACATTAGGAATAATAGGATAAAACTTTAGTTCTAAAGCTGTATCATCTTCTTGTGTAAGGTAGTCTATAATATCTCTATATTCTGGATTTTCTTCTACAATGTAATCTGTCTTATCTATTACACCTTGAGCAAGCTTATAGTTTTTAAGAAGCCTTCTGGATTTTTTATTAATCTGTTTTATGCCATTCCATTCTAACCAGTCAAGATTCCAAGCAGCCCATTCTTTATCTTTTTCTTTATTGGACAAAAACTGTAAAGGTTGCGTTATAGCACCCATACGGTTTTCTTTAGTCTTAACTCCTTTTTTGAGTTGCATTGCTGAAACTACTTGCATATATTTTATTTAAGATTTTTAAAAGCACTTTTTTTAACACCTCCATTTTTTCCCGCACCTACGTGACGAAACGGACTTCTATTTAATTTAAACAAATTTGAGGACTTATCCAAATTTTTAGCAGCATCATCTTTCTCAACTCTCTCTTTTATACCTGTATTAGATTCTAAAATTTTAATGTATGCTACTAATGCTGAAAAAGAAACTAAACGGTCAACGTTTAATCCTTCTTCATATGCTTGCATTTCTACTATAAGCATTGGATCCGGAATACGTTCAACACCATAAGTAGTCTTAACAACAGTACCATCAGGCTTAGTTTCTTCATCTATAGACTCTTTAAGGTATTCTATAACATAACTAAGAAGATGATCTTTGAATAATCTTCCTGTGTTTTTCCAACCGTATTCCTGATAAACAGCCATATTAGACCCAAGTTCTTTTAAGAAAACCATTTCATCTTTTCTTACAAGATATTTTTGTTTATTTAGACCTATCATGTAATTAATAAACAAAGAGATATTATTTTCTACAAGAGTCTTAGCATTATACCATTCTATGATCAACCTAAGTCTTTCGTGGGTTTTATTAATATCATCAAATCTACCACACCAAGCAGCAACAACTTTATCTCTTTCCAAGTAAGTAGTTACCTCTGTACCATTTATTTTTTTAACCTGAATCTTTCTTTTGTAAATATAAATAGAACATAATGAATCTGATGAGGTTGTTCTACCTTCTGAAACCGGGTCAATACTTCCATAATACATTCCAAATTCAGGATTCTCTACAGGTCTTTCCCACACTACTAATACACCTGTTTTATCACTTGCTTTTTTAGATAGCGGGAATTCAGATATTGGTAACTTATTTGTTATTTTTACTTCTGGTTTACCATCAACTCCTGGATAGATATCTAAGAACTCGTAAGGATAGTCTTTGTTTCTAATTCTTTCTGCTTGGTGAGATAATAAATGTTGTGGAAATTTAGAAACTGTTCTTGTTGCAAAAGCTTCTTTTATATTTCTCGGATGCTGGGATATTCTTAATTGATACTGTTCTGGGGTAAGTTCCTTTTTCCATTGAGTAAATTGTTCGCTTAAAGCTTCTAATGCATCTTCTACTTTAGAATTGCCGTAATCATCTATATACGGTGGCATGGACCATTGTTCCGGAATAAATAAACCTGATAAACCTATTGTACCTTTATCATCTATAAGATTAGATTCTACAGGAAAAATATCATTAGATACAGGATTTACTACCATATCTTTTAAAGGTTCACATTGATCAAGATCACCCACAGATCCTGCAGCAATAAATAAACCAGTAGTAACAAAACCTGACTTTAAAGCAGGTCTAATGTATTCATATGTTTGATCCATTTTTGGAGCAATCCCTGCTTCCTCATGAAAAAAGTACTTTACTGGGCCACCTACAGAATTAGTAGGATCTTTCTCAAAAGACATTCCTTGTATAGTTCCTTTTAATCCTCTATCTTTTATTCTACCATTTACTTTCT